CGGCGGTTATAGTCCAGCATGCTGGCCTCCCTCGTAGCTGCGGTGGGCGAGCCCGTGGCAGGTCGAGCAGAGCCATTCGACCGAGAGCGGCGCGTCATAGTCGTGGTGATGCGCTTCGAGGTCGGTCACGCAGCCACATCGCTGACACCAGACCGGCACGACGATCCGACAAGCCTTGACGGCACGCCTGACGATGCTGTGGGCCCGATATTTCTCGGCGTGGCGCAGGCGATAGCGACGCTGCGCCTCCCGATGCTTCTCGGGGTTCCTGAATTTCTGCGCGTAGGCGCGCTGGTATTCCCGGCGGCAGTCGCGGCACCAGGTCTGCCGACCATCGGGACTGAGCCGGCGGCGTCCGAACTCGCAGACGTCCTTCTCGACGCCGCATTTTGTGCAGAGCTTGGTCAAAACGGCACCTCCGGCGTCTGCGCCCGGGCGATGTCGGACATGGCCTCGCGGAAGCCCTCGACGGCTTCCTCGATCAGCGCGCGCACCTGTGCTTCGGTCAGATCCGAAAGCGGGGTGGCCCAGCCGATCTCGTCCATCAGCAGCGCCACGCGCTTCATGGTGGCGGTGATCGCGGCGCGCTCTTCCTCGGTCAGGTCAACCATGGCGAAACGCTCCCGCGCCAACCGCGTCCAGTAGGACTGGCAGGGCATCGAGCAGAACCAGACCGAGGGCCGGGGTCGCTTCGAGCGGTGCGGATCGAACCAGCCAAAGCCACGGGCGGGTTGCCGGCAGACAGCACAGAGCGTCCCACGCGGATGCCAGAGACGCCGCCGGTCCGCGGCAGTGATGGGGGTGGAGGCGGTCATGGATCATGCCGCCCTCCGTTCGGGCCCGGCCGCCGCGTCGATCAGCTGCCGGATGGCGCGCTTGTTGAAGCCGAAGGTCATCAGCGCCGAGGCGCGATAGCGCGTCAGGCCGAAGTCATGGCGGCATTCGGGTGGCAGGTACTGCAGCTGCTTCTCGGTCGGCGGCTGGCGGAGCCAGGAGCGGGTCTTGAAGGCGCTTTCGTCGGTTTCATGGGTGTTCAGCCAGTCGTCGGCCTGCGCGAGGCAGACTGTGCGCTCGCCGACGCCCAACAGGTGGGGGCGCTCGCCCTTCGCCCCGCCGATGGCGTACCAGACCCCGTCCAGCCAGAAGATGCCGCCCCAGGCGGTGAAGCCCGCCGCCATCAGCGCGTCGTCGGTGCCGAAGAGGTCGACCCATGCGAAGCTGGACCGCTTCAGCAGGTCGATCTCGGTCATCATGAAGCCCGAGAGCGGCGCGGCAGCCCCGCCTTCGCCCGCATCCAGATCCTCGCGCGGAAACGCCTCACCGCAGAGCGGGCATTCGGTGGCGGCGAGCGGGATCTCCGCCTCACAGGCAGGGCAGGTCTTCGTCGGCGCCTCGCCAGTCTCGGTCCTGCCGTCAAGATCGACGTCCTGTTCCAGCGTGCCGTGGATCAGGCTCGAGGTGCCGAAGTCGAGGACGATGCAGTCGGTCTTGACGATGCCGGGGTGTTCCTCGGGATCGACGGTGCGCAGGCCGCGCCCGACCATCTGGATCATGGTGGACTTGTAGGAACTGGGTCGCAGCAGCACGACGCAGGAGGTCGGCGGGTGGTCCCAGCCCTCGGTCAGCACCGCGACATTGACGACGACGCGGATGTCACCCGAGGCATAGCTGGCGAGGATCGCCTTGCGCGTCTCGGCCGCCAGATCGCCGTGGATCAGCGCGGCGGAAATGCCCGCTGCGCTGAACGCGTCGGTGACGTGCTCGGCATGCGCGACGGTGGAGCAGAAGACCACGGTCTGCCGGTCGCCCGCCTTCTCCTTCCAGTGCCGGATCACCTCGTCGGTGACGGGGGCGCGGTCCATGATGCCCGCCACCTCCGCCATGTCGAAATCCGACATGGTCTTGCGGACGGACCGGAGCTCATCCTGCACGCCCACGTCGATGACGAAGGTGCGCGGCGGCACCAGGTGGCCCGAGGCGATCAGTTCGCCCAGACGCACCTGGTCGGCCACGTTGTCGAAAACTTCGCGCAGACCCTTCTTGTCGCCCCGGTTCGGCGTCGCCGTGACCCCGAAGATCCGGGCGTCGGGATTGGCCGCGCGCACCCGGTCGATGATGCGGCGGTAGCTGTCGGCCACTGCATGGTGAGCCTCGTCGACAACCAGCAGATCGAGACGCGGCATGTCGGCGAGGTTCGAGGCCCGCGCCAGCGTCGGCACCATGGCGAAAGCGACCTGGCCGCCCCAGGACTTCTCCGTGGCGTCGATGACCGAGGTGGAAAAGCCCGGCGCCACGCGCTGGAACTTGGCGCGGTTCTGCGCCGTCAGCTCGTCGCGGTGCGCCAGCACGCAGGCCTTCGCGCCGTCGCCGATCATCTCGCCGGTGACCGCCGAGAGCATGATGGTCTTGCCCGCGCCGGTGGGCGCCACGCCCAGCGTGTTGCCGCGGGAGGCGAGCGCAGCCACGCTGCGCTCGACAAAGGTCTTCTGGCGGGGGCGCAGGCGCATGGCCGGGATCCCCTTACTGCGCCCAGCTCGGCCGCCCGGCGGTGCCGGGGGCGGACGCGGGCTGGCTGGGCTGGGCGGCCGTGGCGGTCTGCTGCGGGGCGTGGCCCTGCGCCGGGGCGGCGGTGAACTGCGGCGCGACCGTGCCCATCAGCGCGGCGTAGTCGCGGTGATCGGGCGTGACCGCGGCACGGATCTCGTTCTTGTCCTCGCCGTTGGTGTCGGTGCCGACGTCGATGCGGGCGACGAACTCCAGCCCGTCGAGATCGCCGAAGCCGTTGATGCGGCGGCGGGCCTGCGCCTCGGGCGAGTTGTCCTTGTCGGACACGCCGCGCGCCGAGTTGAGGATGCCACGGATCAACCCGCGCCCCATGTTCGCCCAGTCCGGGCCCTTCGGGCTGTAGAGGCCGATCAGCGACCAGACCTTGCGCCGGGCGTAGGGCCCTTCGAGCACCGTGTATTCGACGTCGAGATAGACGGCGCCGGTGGCGGCGCGGCGCGCCCAGCCTCCGGTCCAGCCCTGCGAGGGGTCGTCGAAACCGCCGGGGCGGAGCGTCAGGCGCACCTTGGCGAGCGTGCCCTTCGGGATGACGTTGGTGTTGGATTGGGCGGAGTTGAAGTCGTTCCAGGGTCCGGACATTGCGCGGCTCCTTTCAGGTTGAGGATGGGACGCGCAGCGGCGTCGATAGGGGAAAGCCACCCCGGCGCCCGGATCGGGACACCGGGCATGGCGTGATGCGCTCAGCCATTGCCGGGCTCCTGCGCGGGGGCGGCACCCGCGGTCTCGACCGCGGGATACGTCAGGCGCTCCGGCGCCGGCCGCCCGGGGCTCTGGATCTTCTCCATGAGCCGCCCAAGATGCGGGGGCTCGATCATGTCGAGCCGTCCGGAGCGGTCCTTGGCCGGATAGCCCCAGGGGTTCAGCGTCTGACAGACGAACGCCCGCTGCGGCTGGCCGCCGGGGTCCGGGATGTCGGCCATGGCGATGACCTGGTCGACGATCCCCGGCAGCTCGAGCCCGGTCTTCGAGCCGTCGATCTGCGGCTGGAAGACCTTGCGATTGAAGTCGTCTAGCTTCTCGTCGAGGATCCCGACGAACCAGACATGCTTGCCGCGCGTATGCTGCAGGTGGGTCAGCCAGCCGATCATCTCGCGGCCGTGGAGACCGTAGGCGCCGCGGATGTCGGGCTTGCCGGTCTTTTCGGACGTCGCCTCCGGCTGGCCGCGGCACCACTGGAAGCAGAGCCGCCCGGCCACGGTGATCGAATCGATGAAGACGGTCTCGTACTTCTCGATCACCGCCGGATCGCCGTAGCGGCCGCAAACCTCGTCGAAATGCGCGTGGCTGTAGGGCTGGTCCTCGCGCAGCGCCGGGTTCGGCCCGCCGATGAAGACCGCGAAGTCGCGGCATTCCTTCCAGGTGCGGGGTCGGAGCGTGTCGATCTCCAACCCCTCGACCGCCAGATCGCCGGCCTCGAGGTCGAGGAAGAGCGTGGTGGAGGCGTTCAGGGTCCAGAGGAGCGACGTCTTGCCGATGCCGGAGCGCCCGAAGATGACGCCCTTGATCCCCTTGCGCTGTGCGAGCCGTTCGTCGGCGCCGATGATGGGAAGGGCCATCACTGGCCCTCCTTCTTCAGCACCGCCGGGGCGGCGCGGTCGGCGCCGATGCACCCCGCCTCACGGGCGAGCTTGTAGAGCCGCTGGAGCGCGGCGGCGCGGCGGTAGGCCGCCGAGCTCTCCCGCTCCGCCTCCACAATCGCGAAGGCAATCTCGTCGACGCTCGCCTCGACGACCGGCAGCGGTTCGCGCGGCTCGTCGCCAGGGCGCTGCGGGAAGGCAATGGTCTCGGGGAGGTCTTCGAGGGCATAGTTCGCCGCGCGAAGACGGGTGATGTCGTCCGGCTGGTCCGGCATGGCGGTTCTCCGTGAGATGAGGTGATCGAGGAGGCGCATCACGCGGCCTCGCGGACGTCTGGCGCGGGGTCGGCGACGTAGATCGCCAGCAGCGGCGTCCCGTCGGCATGCGCGCCGGCGTCCTCGATCTGATAGTTGCGGTTGGGCTCGCAGACCTCGGTCAGCTCCCAGCGCCGG